CCACTATTTGATGTGTATGTAATTAATTCTGAATCTATAATAACAGTTCCTGATGATGCAAAAGAAGTTGAACTTGCCATAGTTAAACTAGTTGCACTAGCATTAATGTCTGCAGATAATGTTGATGTAAATTGTCCTTGTTTTACACCACCCCACGATCCAAGACCCCAACCAGTAGATGCTGTTTCAACTGCAGGTCCTACAGGATAATAATGTTTAACTCTAATACCACCAGATGTTGATGCACCTGATCCAGACTCATTAGATGACATAGTAATTGTTAAAGTTGTATCACTTGGAATACTAGTTACCATAAATTTAACATCGTCAAAATCACCAGACCCAAAATTAGAATTAGTAATAGATGTAAAGTTATCACATAAAATAATGTCTCCTGCATTCATATTATGTGCTGATGCAAAAGTTACTGTTACAACTGCTGATCCATTAGTTGTAGAAAATGCGTTTGTTAAAGTTGTTGTAGTTTTAATAGGGTGTATGTCATAAAAGATACCACCAGAGTATGCATATAAAATTCTATTAGTTCCTAATGCAGCGTACTTAATACCTGATGCATTAACAAAATGATGAATAGCTGTGTTACGACCTGTTAATTCAATAGAACCTAATTGTGCCCAACCACCTATTTTTTCAGGTGTACCATATCTAAACCTTACATTATCACCAGCAACCCACTGTCCTTCACCACCTGTAGCAGTAACTTGTTTATTAAAGCCTGGTGCAAATTGTACTTTTTGTAACATAGAAAACCATTATATTATTAATATTTTATTTTGGGAACACCTAACATTGGTCTTCCATCAAATTTATTTTTTTCAGCAAATGGGCCATTTACATGGTTATAATGTAAAAATACTTGACCACATATGTTTCCTTCAAATGGCTCTCGCCAATGCTCTAGATTGCATCCACTATATACTAGCATATCGCCAACATCAAGTAAGACTTCTGTGCCTTTTGGAGGGTTAGGTGTATGTATTTCTTTAAACTCATCTATAACAGTTTTAGCTCCTGTACCATCTATAAATATAGACCAAGGATCACCACCTAAATGAAGGGTAGTTGATATTTCACAACTAGGTCTATCACTATGTCGTCTTAGTTTATCTCCTTTTTTATAAAGTCTTGCATAAGAATATGTTGGTATTAAATTTAATCCTGTTTCTTGTTGCATTACTGGTAATACTTTCATCATTAAAGTTTCCATTACCATATCTGCATAATGAGCGTAGGTATTTGGTATTTGTTTATCAGTCCATGTGCCTAACATACTATTGTCATAAATAATATTTTTTTCATACATAAATTTAACTGCATCTCTTTTAAGCATAAAATAATTATATATAAAATTAGCTAATTCATAAGACACTGCTTTTTTAATTATTTGATATTTATTTATTTTAAATGTCATACAAACATACCTTTCTGTAAAAAATTAAATGATACTGATATCCTTATATCATTAGACTGGTTAGGATCAACACAGTGCATTAACCAAGATGGAAACATGATACATCTCCCAGCAATCGGTTCATAGTGTGTTTCCCTATATAATCTTACAGGCAATGTACCTTTCTTTTGTGTTGGTCTAACCATTGCAGCTGATGATCTAGGATCATCTATTTTTAAATGTCCTGAATTTTTAGGAGCTTTAATATAATAGACACCTGACCATAAAGAATTAGGGTGTTGATGTGCTCTGTTCATTCCACCTGGTGGATTTATATTAGCCCACATATTACCTAAAAAAGGTTCGCTCTCTAAATGCTCTTGTTCATATATTGTTTTTTGACATGCATATAACATACTAACTAATTTTTTATATTCAGGTAAGTTGGCCATGTTAGTTGGTGAGTGCCAACTTTTAACATTTGTTCTTGTTATACCTTTATCTTTATTAGCCCAAGCTGTTATGTCTTTTTCTAACTCTTGATTAAGAGTTGGATGTTTTATATCTGCAATATAAATAGGTGTTGGAAAATGTAATTCTCTAAACATTATTTAAATGGTGTTCCTCCAAACCACATTACAAGTGATTTTCTTGTTCCCCGTATTACTGGTGTTACTCTGTGTCTTATAAATGATGCAAAAAATATTGCATGACCTTGTTTAATTTTTGTAATTTTACCTTCTCTCATTAATTCTAAATCACCACCTTCAAACTCTGATTCATGAGATAATAAACAAGTCATAGATATTTTTCTAACAGGTGGTTCGTGTTGACAATTAACATCATTATCCACATGCCAATCATAAAACCCGCCTTCTGGATATTCTGTATATTGTGCAAACTCTGTAAGTTGCATTCCATCAAAACCAAAATGATTACCGTTGGTAGTTTTCATAACATGCTCAATGTCTTTATACATTTCCGGCATTTTTTTAAATGGTATCCAACTAATGTGTGAGGTTCTTGTTTTAGTATTTAACACTCCGCCTTTAATACCTTCATGATTTCCAACTTGAGCATCTTTTCTAGGTTCTGATCTTCCTGCATCAATAATCATCTGACATTGTTTAGGTGTAAATATAGGAGTTGTTGTTTCAACAAGAAAAGATTTCCATTTTGGTTCAGTAATCATGCAACCCCTCTATTTTTTATAGGATCAAACTGTACATCACAGTTTGCAGCGAGTGTTCTTCTAGTCTCAGTAGTGCCATTAAAAGGATAAACGCAATGTCTCATGTCATATGGAAAAATATAAAAATCTCTAAGATCCATTGGTGGCTGATAATCTATTTTTGCAAACTGACCATTAGCTGCACCCAGTATTTGCAGTCTTCCGTTTTGTTGTACGTGTTCTGCTGAGTATTCTTTACCATAAGTTGATGGTAATTTTAAAATCATAACACTTGATAAACCTGTAAATAACATACCTCTATGAATATGGGCAGGATTATATTCGTGTTGTTTCATTTCATTAACCCAAATAGAATTTAAATGCACGTCATATTCTTTTATTTTATTCCAATCTAAATAATGCTTAAACATATCCATAAAATAACTTGTAACATTTCTTGGTAACATGTTATGATTTTTTATCTTTGATTGATCTTTACCATCATAAAATAATGAATGTTCTTTTTCTATTTTACCAACTAATTGACCATTAGCAGGATAAAGAATATTATATTTTTGTTCATAAATTTGATTGATTGCTGTAAAAATATCTAATGGTACTTGATATTTTAAAACAGATTGACCTAAAAATATAAAATCAAATTTTGGGTTTTTCATGTTGGGTAATTTGTTCTTTCTCTTGATAGCTACTTTCTAATTCACCAGATTTTTTAATTCTTTGTAGTGATTGTAATTGACCCATTACATTAAATACTTCTGACTCGCTAGAATTTGCATTTAATGTTTTAGCTTTTTCATGATATTGCATTCCATAAGATTCTAATTGATGTTGATTAACATCCTTGTCATTAAAAGAACCATCGTTAAATTCTTTTTTTAATTTAGACCACATTTTAATTTCTCTCATTCTATGTCTAGCTGTTTTTTCCATAGACGCCTTACCAAATCTACACTCATCTAAATCTATTTGATATTTTGTTGCCTTATATTCATCTTCTTCTTTATCTATTTTTTTCTCTAACCATTTTATTTTTGCATCGTTTCTCCTGTAATCAAATGACAAGGCCATTAAATTATCTAGGTAAGTAGATTGCTCTCTAACACATTGCCAATATTTTGCGGCTTTAGTTGGATAACGATTGTCTTGTAATACAGAAAACCTTGCTTCTGTTTCTGTTCGAAACATTTGTTTTTTAGTCCATGTATCACGAAGCTCGTCTACCATACCTTTAAAGTCAGATAGATCTTTTTTAGTTAATAGATTATTTAAATGTGGTTCTTCTTGTTGTATAACTTCTTTAACGTCTTTTTTCATGTCTTTCTCCATTTTTATTTATACTATATACTTTTTTAAAATACTTGTAAAGTATTAAGAAACGTCAAATGTAACTGTAGCTGAAGCAGGAGATGTAAATTCCTCTGTTGTAGTTACACGACCTGGATCTGTTTCTCCACCTATTGCTATACCTGCAGTTGTAGTGCCCGCTCCACCTGGAGCAGACCTTCCTGTAGCTAAGTCAGCCACCTCAGTCCAACTAGAGTTATTCCACAATTCTGTTACTGCTCTTTTAGGTGGTCCGCCTGCAATAAACATATCTGTAGCTATTCCACCACCTGCACCAAGTCTTGCAGTATTTAAATCTGCTACTTCAGTCCAAGAAGATCCGTTCCATTGTTCTGTGTTAGAACCAGTGACAATTAATTGTGAAGTATTACTTGCACCTGCTGCTCCTGAAAATATAGCAGACCTAGCTGTGTTTAAATCAGTTGTTTCAGTCCAACTAGAACCATTCCAACTTTCAACAGAATCTACTGTTCCTGCTCCTCCCTCTTGGGCACCACCTGCTATTAAACTAGATGTAGAAGTTCCAGAACCTCCAGCTCCTCTTCGACTAGTGTTTACATTACTTTGTTCAGCCCAAGAAGATCCATTCCATAATTCTACATTTGCTGTGGGTGCATCTGGATTAGTTTGACCTGAAATTGCTAAAGCTGCTGTTTGTGTTCCAGAACCTGAAAAATCTCTTCTTGAAGTACCCATATCAGATATATTTGTCCAACTAGAACCATTATAAGATTCAGCCTTTGCCATTATAGGATTTGGTTGTCCACCAAAAGCTAAAGTTGCAGTTTGAGTTCCAGCTGTTCCCATAAAATCTCTAGCATTATTCATATTACCACCACTAGCCCAAGAACCTGCGGGATTATCAGTAAATCCTTTTAATTTTTGTTCTGCAGAGTTATACCATACTTGTCCATCAACTGGATTTGAAGGATCTGATGCTACAGTCTCAATATTAGTTCCGTGTATGTCTTTATAATTTGCCATATTAATCTGTGTCCACTGTTTTAATTGTATTGCCTGAACTTGACCATTCTTCAGTTGCTGCTGTAGTATCGGTTCCATATCCACCAAAACCTAAAGCAGAAGAACTTGTTCCACTTCCAGCTATACCATATCTTGCAGTTGATAAATCTGCAACTTCTACCCATGATGCTCCATTCCAATCTTCTGTTAAAGCTGAAGGTGGATCATTACCTCCACCAAAAGTTAATGCTGATGTGTTACTAACTCCACATCCTGCTTGAAGGTATCTCGCTGTATTCATGTCATTTACTTCTGTCCACGTTGAACCATTCCAAGATTCAGTTTCTCCAACTGTAGGAGATCTTCCTCCAAATGCTAAAGCTGATGTATTTGTTCCAGCTCCTGCTAAATTTCTTATTGCTGTATTTAAGTCCCCAACTTCAGTCCAACTACTACCATTCCAAGTTTCATTAACTGCAAGTTTAGTTGATGTGTATCCTCCAAATGCTAAAGCTGCAGTATTACTAGCTCCAGCGCCAGCTAAAGAAAGTCTAGCAGTATTTAAATCACCAGTTTCTGTCCAACTACTTCCATTCCATGATTCATTATTTGCAATAGCTGGTGGACCTCCACCAAACGCTAAAGCAGATGTTGAAGTGCCTGCTCCTGCAGCTAATCTTCTAGCTGTATTTAAATCTCCAACTTCAGTCCAACTAGAACCATTATATAATTCATTAACTACAAGTGCAGTGGTTGTATATCCTCCAGCTGCAATAGTCGCTGATTGAGTCCCATAAACAGAGGACACCATTTGTTGTCTAGCAGTATTTAAATTACCACCACTAGCCCAAGCTCCCACATCTAAAGTTAGTGCACCTGACCATTCTTCTGTTGCTCCCGTAACTGATCCTGTGGTTCCTCCATAAGCTACTCCATTTGTAGTTGTTCCTGCCGCTCCTAAATTGTTTCTTCCTGTGGCTAAATCTCCAACCTCTGCCCAACTAGATCCAGTCCATTCTTCAACTATTGCTCGATTAGGATGACCACCTATACTTAAAGCTGCTGTTGTAGTACCAGTTCCTCCTTGTCCATATCTACCTGTATTTAAGTCACTGACCTCAGTCCAAGCTGATCCATTCCATTGTTCTGTGTTTGCTACGGTACCTGGTTCTCCGCCAAAAACTAATGCAGCTGTTTCAGTTCCACAACTACCTAAATTAAATCTAGCTGTGTTCATATCACTAACTTCTGTCCAACTAGAACCATTCCAACTTTCTGTTGCTGCTGTTGTATCTTGACCTCCAAAAACAAGAGCAGCTGTATTACTAGTAGCTCCCATACCTACAAATCTTCTAACTGTGTTTAAATCTGCAACTTCAGTCCAACTTGAGCCATCCCAAGTTTCTGAAGCTCCTGTATAAGCTGGTGATCCAGAAGGTGTTTCTCCTCCAGATGCTATGCCTGAAGTTGAAGTTCCAGCTCCTCCTATTGCAAATCTAAGTGTATTCATATTACTTACTTCTGTCCAAGAAGTTCCATCATATGTTTCTGTATTTGCAGTTGTTGGTTCATTACCACCTGCAGCCACCGACGCAGTATATTCTCCAAATGATGCTAAATTTTGTCTTGCTGTATTTAATGAATTACCAGTCCTCCATGAACCAGCTGCATTTTTATTTGGTATTTGATACTGTAATGTGTTAGCCGTACTATCATACCACACTTGTCCTTCAATTGGATTATCAGGATCAGTGGTATAAGTACGAACTAAAGTACCATGAATGGTTTTATAATCAGCCATTTAATATTACTCCACTAATGTTATATCAGTTGGCTTTGGACCTATTCTTAATATTTTTTCTTCAGCCGACTCACCATCAACATTATCAGCATCCCAAGCATCTTGAGCTTTTTTAACTTCTGCATCAACAATAGTTTGAGCTTCGTCTTTTGTTTTGACAGCTCCAGCTACTTTAGCAATCCAAAGATTACCATGTTTGTTATATGCAGGAACTTGCCAAACATTGCCAGGATAGCCTTTAAACGTGATTCTCCAAGATTCATCGTGATCGATAAAACCTTTTCCCCAGTTTTCTGCTACACAGTATTGATATGTTTTTGCCATAGTTTTTCCTCCTTATTAATCTGTTAATACCTTAATTGTGCTAGAAGGTACAGACCATTCTTCAGTTGCTGTTGTTCTTACATTAGGAGAACCTGTTTGGCCTCCAAAAGCTAATCCTGCTGAACTTGTTCCAGCTCCAGCTAATTCAGAACGTGCAGTGCTTAAATCAGATGTTTCAACCCAACTTGCCCCATTCCATTCTTCTGTAATTGCTACTGCAGTAGGTGTTCCACCAAAAACTATAGCAGCAGTATACGTGCCTGCTGGGGCCATTCTAGCTCTTGCAGTATTTAAATTATTCATTTCAGTCCAAGCTGATCCATTCCATTGTTCTGTGTTAGCTGTAACGCTTGGAGTTGCTCCACCAGCTGCTAAAGCAGCGGTGTTACTTGCACCTAATCCTGGACCTCTTGATCTTGCAGTATTTAAATCTCCAACTTCTGTCCAACTTGATCCATTCCATGATTCTACTATTGCCACTTGACCAGGTGGGTCTTGATCTCCTCCAATTGCTAAAGCAGATGTTGCAATACCTGCAGTGCAACAATGTAATCCTCTTCTTGCAGTGTTTAAATCACCAACTTCAGTCCAACTTGAGCCATCCCAACTTTCTGTTATATCAACTTTACCTGATCCAGGTTCTCCACCAATACATAAAGCAGACGTATTACTTGCTCCTGCTGCGCCATGATCTTCTCTTGCAGTATTTAAATCTGCTACTTCAGTCCAAGCTGAACCATTATAAGATTCTGTTTCACCTGTAACACCTGGCGGTTTTAATCCACCAAAAACTAAAGCTGAAGTTTGTGTTCCTGCTCCATTATGAAAATCTCTAGCAACATTCATAGCTCCACCAGTAGACCATGCTCCAACACTTGCACCTGCACCAGTCCATTCTTCTGCCTCTGAAGCGTCTCCAGGTTTTTCTCCACCAAAAGCCAAAGCAAGTGTTGCTGTGCCATCCCCTGCTAATTTTCTTCTTCCTACAGCTAGATCAGCTTGTTCTGCCCAACTAGAACCAGACCATAATTCCGTTTTTCCAGTAAAAGATGGGCTACCACCAAATGCAAGTGCGGAAGTATTACTATCTCCAGCACCAGCTAATTGAAGTCTTGCTGTATTTAAATCAC